ATGGCCACGTTTATCCTACCTGCGCCGTACCGTGCATATCGCAAACAGTCTCGAAAGCAAGCTTTCTTGATGGGGTTCGCCCACGCAACACTCAACGGTGATCAAACTGGTCGGATGATCTTGACCCTCTTGTGTTTTCGCTTAGCACGCTTTATCGCTGCGCTCACCCTCTTCATTTTTGCAGCGATAATTGTTACCAACATCTTTGTGTTCCAAGCGCAGGTGCTGCTGACGATTGGCGTCTTCATTGCGGTAGTCCTAGCATTTTTAGCGCTGTACTGGGCTTATTTTGAATTCGAGTGGCTTCACCGCACCTATTTGTGGCTATGGAAAAAATCGCTCGAAAGGGGAGACAAGGCCTACAGCGTGCGGCAATCGCTTAACGAGAACGAACTTGCTCAGCAAACTAGCAAGCGCGGCGAGGACAACTAGAGTCGGTACTGCTTCGACCAAGTTCATCCCTTTTTTTGCGCGGCCTGGAGACAACTTGGTATTCTTCCACAGAGATACTCGCAATTTGCAAGCTGGTTGGATAGAGAGTCGATATCCTCGGTAAAGCGTCATTTTCATACCGCTCGTGTGTACCGCTTGGAATTGGCGGTGGACATGCCAAGCAGACTTGCTTGACTCGGAATTGGACGCAGCGCGAGAGCTATTGAAGCATAAATTCATGCGAGCAGCAGGGGCCGTTGCTGGCGTTGTTCTGGAAAAACACCTCTCTCAAGTTTGCATCGCACATAGCGTCAAACTTACTAAAAAGCACCCAACTATCGCCGATTTCAACGATGCGCTAAAGAATGCTGATGTCATTGAGACACCTCAATGGAGATTTCATCAACACCTTGGAGACATACGCAACCTTTGTGACCATAATAAGAGCGCAGAACCCGGTGCCGAGCAAGTCAGCGACTTGATCGAAGGGGTCGCCAAAGTAACAAAGACATTGTTTTAGTAGTCAATTAATGACAACGCTAATCTGTCCCCTAAGTGCGATTTGGCTCGTGTATGAGGCTTTTGCCGATGTGACCTGCCCTCGGAAGTTGGACAGTAAGTTTGCTACTTGAAGGCCTGAGTCCGGTATTGCACCGGACTCAGGCCTTTCAGTTTAAGTTTGATACGCTGATTGTTGTAATAATCGATGTATTCATCGATCCCCTCTTGTAATGCCCCCGCATCACTGAAACGGCCCAAGTAGAAGAACTCGGCTTTTAAGGCTCCGAAGAAACTCTCCATAGCGGCATAACCGCAATACGCGGACCTTTTAATTGCTATCGAAAAACTATTTTTTTGAATCGATATTTCCGATGCTAACGTCCGTCGGGAGAATCGTCGGGAATTTCGTGTTGTATTTATTTGAATATATATAGAGATTCTGGTTCTTCATAAGGAAGGGCATGCCACCAGGGCAGAATGGTCCATGGCAATCATCCGGTTTTGGAGGCTTGGGGTCATTCGGTTTCGGGCAATCCATATCCCCACACGGCTTCGGTTTAGGCTCCCATGGCTTTGAAGGCTCAAAAGGGTCAAAAGTGGGATTGGCTTCTGCTGTCTTCGCAGAGAACGATTTGTCAAATTTGAATTTCCGAAAGTCGCCAACTTTATTTCCGTTCACGTACAACGCGGACTTGCCATTCGGGTTCTTAACAATAACTGTCATGGTGGACAGATTTACAGCAGTTGTTCCATCTGGAATATCCGCCGCGTTGCTCGTTAAGGCGACAAAAGGCAGGGTCAGAGCAACAAGTTTTCTTTTCAGTGACATTTTTCGCTTCCCTCATTAAACGTGAAATACATCAAATGAATTTCTTTTGATTCTCTGATTTACAGAGTCTTTGATTGGTCTCAGCCGCTTCCTCGACGATACTCTTTGAAACCGGGATCGAGTTGTCATGGTTGCATATTTGCCGCCACTACGCCTATATTTTTTCTACCGTGAATGCATCGAAATGCATCATTTTTATGTCCCTCCGGCCTGGTCCGTGGGCCAGGCTGGACGGGCCTCGGCACTTGACGCAAATTTGAGTCAAAACAGGCCTATGTAGCGGGCAGGCGCGGGGTGGGGGCAACCGCGCGCGCCGGGCTGAAAAAAGACAAAAAGTTGTATTTTTGAAACATTCTGACCTCTCCCCTCCGCTTCACGACCGGCCTATGGGCTCGTAGAAGCCCTCAGAGCAGCTTTCTCGCTATTTGGGAACAAATTTTGTTACCCCTCGTCAAAGCGAGCACAACAGTGCGCCGCTTGTGCGCCATGAGTAACCTGGCGAGGAAATCATGAGTCGTCCCTTTATCACCCTTGGAGACAAGACCAGCCACGGCGGCACGGTCATCAGCGCCGACCATACCAGCAGCATCCACGGGAAATACATGGCCCGCGTCGGTGACAAGGTGGTGTGTCCCAAGTGCAAAGGCGTGTTCGCTATCAAGTCTGGCGCACCAGACATGGTGGACAGTCAGGGGCGCGGCTATGCCCGCCATTTGGACACCACAGAGTGCGGCGCCAGCCTGATCTCCGCGCAGGCGACAACAACCTGGTCGGACGATTCAATGATCGGCGATTCAGCAGCAGACACCAAGGCAGAGGCACTAAGTACGACATCTCAGCTTGCGGCTTCAACCGACTCCGGGATCTGCTTGGATTGCCTGCGCAAAGCCGCTCACTTTGGCAGCCCAGTCGTTATTCGGGAATGACAATGTTCGACCTACAGTCACGATTGGAAACCCTACACAACTCCATGCCCGCGCTTCGGCTGTACGCACTGGTCGATGGTGTGCAGTATCAAGCCCAGCTCTGTAAGCGATTCCAATCGAGTAGCGGACTCTTCCCGCTGTTTGCGCGGACGCCTGACGCAGCGCTGGCCCACGCTGGCCCTTGGTTGGTCGATACTGCCATAGCAGACCAAGTAAGCATGGCCGAACTGATCACGCTTGAGCGCGACGCGCCAGCGCTTACTTGGCTGATCGCATCACAAGACCTGGAAGGCCTTGGACAACTGCTGCAACTGCGACTGGATGTGAATCTCCCAGATGGCCGCAGCGCCTTGCTTCGCTTCTGGGATCCACGTGTTTTGGTCAACCTGGCGCGCACGCTCGACGCGGCGCAGCGTGAAGAGTTCTTCGGCCACATCCATGAGTGGCACATGCTGCATGAAGGGAGACGCGTTTGTATTAGGAGGCACCATGCTGACGCTCACTGAGGCGCAGTGGCAGACCCTGCAACAAGGTGAAGTCCGCCAGTTCGTTGCAGCCGTGTGTGATGAGTTCCTGGCTAACCGGCCCGAGATGCGGGACCGGCCTGGCCGCGATGTAGTGCTACAGCGGATGCAGCAGGCCTACGACTACGCGGCCCGGATAGGTTTCTCCAGCACGCCACACATTGTGCGGCTAATGTACCTGTCTGCGGACGCTCCGAGCATTCACGACGACCCGCTAGTTGATCAGTACCTGCGTAAGCCGGGGGCTACGCCGGAACAACGGCTCGACGACCTCGATGCTGTCATGAAACATATGCTCAAAGGAGATCGTTGATGGCATCACTGGCGGTACCGCTGATTGAGGGCGTGGGTGCCCGTATCTTAGCTGCACTCGGTGTAGGCGTCGTCCTCGACGCAACGGATAAAGCCGCAAAGGAACAAGCACGCAAGCGCCAGGAGGAAGCTGAAAAGGCAAAGGCCTCGCCTATCGCACGCGCCGATGCCACAACAAAGGAGCGTAAGAAGTGCAAAGACTGCCCTCCAGATAAAGGACAAACAACAATCCGCAATCAAAAATGGGGGCCAGAAGTAGTTGCCTACCAATTTCGTATATGTGGCCTGCCATTTGGAGACGGATGGATAACCGAATGGAACTTCGCCGGAGTTGACTTTGATGGCTTCGACTCCAGCGAATGTTTGCTCAAAGAGGCCAAATCTACGTACGACCAATTCTTTGACGATTTCGGCTATCTGAAAGCATACTGGCAAGGTGAAGAGGGTCTGCTTAAGCAGGCATCCTCCCAAGCCAGCAAAGCGGTGCCTCAACCGCCTGTGCAACTGCGCTGGTACTTTATGCAGCCGAAGAGCTATCGATACTTTTCCAATATATTCGCAGCCGCGAAATTACCTATTGAAACGGTCTTCCTGCCATGAAACACGCCTACGAAATTTCGATGTCGCTACACCACACGGAAGACTTGTCAGTCAGCACCCTTGTCGAAGAACTGCGCCGTCTAACCATCGAGCTTGAGAAGCTATCTCCATCACTCCATGAATGGTTTCTGACCGGTGAAACCCGCGAATCAGCACTGCTCTATGACGTATTTGCCAGCAACACCGCCACGACATCAGCCCTCGCCGTTCTTGAAACTCGCCTCAAAGAAGAGATCGACCCAAGAATTATCTCGATCTGGAATGGCAAGGAAGGACATGCAGCCGCATCACTCAGAATCATGGCACGCCCGGCTCCGCACTTGAGCCTTGTGACGTTCGTCGGTCGTCCCCAGTCGTTCTCTCCTGACTGGAGTCTGGTTGCCAATGTAGTCGCTCAAAGTGCTGGTATCTGGGCTCCACAATATGTTTCGGTACAAAGCAATGGCTACTCGGAACATAGAGTTTTCAAGGATCGTCCAGGCCTCGGCTGGATGCTCTATCTGCCTAAAGTGCTGACCGAGAAACAAGTGCCAGAAGCTCGCGCACTCATTCCTGTGATGGACAAGGACAAAACGGGCAAGGATATTCAAACGGGCACGATCTTGGTCAGCGTCACAGACGAACCGTTTTCCGATGAGAACCCCGAGCACGTCCAGATCGCTAATGCCATCGAAATTCGCTTGGTTGATCAAGACTTGCTTCCCCGCTTCGCAGATTTGTGATTTCGGTTTTTGTAGCTAACGTCTTCCAGCGCGGCGATGCGCCGACTCCATTTTTTGATAGTCATCGCGACAATCCACACTGCAAAAAAGTAGCTCGCCAGCTACTGGCTCATCGCAAAAATGGCAGCGGCAGTCTGCCTGCAGTTCGGGGGCTCTTCGCGCCGCCGCCAGGCCGGCCGCGATGGTTCGAAAAATCTTGTTGTCTGCGTGATCTGCGTAATCGCTCATGGTTACTTGCCCTCATTGGTAGGAAGTTGATAAGGGCGGAAACTGAGCACTTCTTGCCCCGCCCACTCGTTCAAGGAAAGAAACTGCGCCTGTAGCGGCTCAATCTCGTTGCAGCCGAAGACCGCAGCGGCCTTGGTCACATCCCCAAAGCCACCCGTATTGTTGGGCATGGTGCCGAGCAACTGCGGCGGCACCCGATGCGCGGCCAGCACATCGTCGCGCGTGCAGTTCTTGATGTTGAAGAATTCATCCTTGGCCGCGATCTCGGAGACCGGCAGGATTTGCAGGCCATCTTTCTTGCCGCCCGGCGCATACACAAACAGGTTGCGGAAGTTGCCCGGTCCCTTGCTGTTGCGCATGGCCTCGCGCAGCTTGTCCACGTCGTTGACGTTGCTGGCCGTGTCGGTCATGTAGAGGATGAAGCCCGCGTGCGAGCCGTTGAGGTAGTAGCGGCGACGGAACAGCGTGGCCGATTCATTGAGCCAGGCCGATTGCAATGCGCTCACGTACTGCGGCACGCCATACACTTCCTGGTTGATGTCCGGCGCCTGTAGGTGCCAAATGGAATCCGGCTCAAATTCGTAGTTGGCGCGCCAGCCATTGACGAAGAAGTATCGCCCCGGCTCCACGCCCACGCGCGTGTACTTGGCCAGCGCCGGCTTGAGACTCAACAGCTTGCCGGTCATGCTCTCGCGCCGCTCGGCGTAGCAATTGCCGAAGAGTAGGAAGTCCAGGGCCAGGCGCGTGAAGTCGGCGCGCGACAAGATGGCGGACGGCTGGAAGGTCGAGGCCAGAATGTTGACCTTGCACCAGATGGCGCTGGCGTGATGGACGCTGGCATTGAGCGACTTCGCCAGGCCGGCCATGCTCAAGGGCGGCTCGTACCAGTCGCCATTGCGATAGCACTCGGCATCGGCCAGCATGTCCCGCCCCTCCAGAACCGGGGACGGATCGCCGAACGTGAATGCCTCGACCGATGACGTGGCCGGCGCCGGTACGGTGGCCGGTGGCGTGTTGGTGAATGCAGCCGCACGGCGGCGTGCTCTGTGTTTCATCAGAAGAACTCCATGGAAGAGGTGTTGTTAGCGGTGGTGCCTTCGAAGGGTTCGTAATCGAGGGCGTGCATGACCGACCAGGCCAAGTCAGCGTGACCGGTTTCTTCCGAGCGGCCGGCGTCGTAGGTGACGGCGCGTCCGCTGGGCGTGAGGATCTTGCGTATGGCCATGAAGGACTGCGCGATATCAGTCCAGCCGGCATCGAATTGCAGGCGGCCACTGCGGATGATGTTTTGGGCCTTCAGCACCATCCGTGTTTTGACTTCCGGCGAATAGCTGATGGGCGTCACTGCGGGGAAGAATTGTTTGACCAGCGGGAAGACGCCCACGCCCATGCCGGTGGTATCGATACCGATGTACTGGACGTTGTACCGACCGCACATTTCCTTGATGAGCGCGGCCTGTTCCGAAAAATCCTTCCCCCGCCACTGGTGGCGCTCCAGAATGCGGAAATTTCCGCCTGGGACCAGTGGCGGCGCAATCACCGAGCAGCCGGCGCTATCGCCCGTCAGCGAAGGGTCATAGCCGATCCACACGGGCCGGTGGCCGAAGGGACGGGCCGTAAAGGGCTTGTAGTCATCCCAGTCCACCCACGAATCGACCATGCCGCGCTGTAGGTCAGCGAGCGGAAACACCGACGCAGAATCGTCGATGAAATTGCACATCAGCAGGTTGTCGAACTGGTCCGGTGAGTATTCGAAGTCGCGCAGTTCGTCGATATCGAACAGATCGCAACCACCGGCCGCAGCGTCCATGATCGTGACGATCTGGCGCCAAATTTTGTCCTCGCCCGTGAAGCCGGATGACAGCCGCTTGTGGCTGACATCGATATTGACCTTGTTGCCCTTGGCGCGGCGCTTGTTGAACGCTTCGCCGGTCCAGAAGGGGTATGCCTGGTGCGTGGTGGCCGAGGGCGTCGAGAAATAGGTTTTGCGCCACTTCTTGTGCAAGGCCATGCCGGACGCGACCTTGTTCAATTCCGTGAAATTGTGCGTCCAGAAAAACTCATCGAAATAGAAGTTGCCGTGATAGCCCTGCGCGGTCCTGGCGTTCGTGCCGAGGAAATACAGGTGCGCACCATTGGGCAGCACGATAGGATCGCCGGACAACTCCACGCCGCACGCATCCTTCGCAAACTGGATGATGTATTGCTTGAAGACGTGCGCTTGCGACTTCGAGGCTGAGAGAAAAATCTGATTGCGCCCGGTCTGGATGGCATCAATCAATGCCTCGCGTGCGAAGTACCAGGTCGCACCGATCTGGCGCGACTTCAGGATGATGCGTGTGCGCTCGCTGCCGTTTCGGTACCAGACCTTTTGATAGTCAAACAGTGATTCGTTGAATGCCTCGACGATGCGCTGCTGCGCCTCTTCGCTGAACTCATTGCGCACCGGCTTCTTCTTGGGGCCAGCATTGCGATTGGCGATCTTGGGGTTGAGGTCGGTTTCGTTGCCGCCCGGCTGTTCATAGCGGCGCACGCGCGCGGCCTGCACAAGCTGACGCATCAACGCGTCGAGTTCCTTGTACTCGCCATTGCCCTTTACTTCCTTGGCGATCAGTTGCACTATGCGCGCTTCAAGGGCAATCTCTACGCGCTCCAGGCGCGATACCTTTTCCCATTCATCGCGGTGCTTCCAGCTATTGACGGTGGAACGCTTAATCTTCAGGTGGCGCGCAATCGACGAGATGCGCCAGCCCTCGAAATACAGGCGGCGCGCAAGCTGCCGAGGCTCGGTCGCCTGATCGATGTTGTCCTTGATGTCTTCTGGAATATCTAACATGCCGCAAGCGTAGGCGGCGCGCGCGCGTAGCGGGGACTTTGCAGAGTCGCTATCCCCCTTTTCAACCCTCACTTCATTGAAGCATTTCGCCCATCGGCAGAAGATGGCGTTATCCAATCAACCGATAACGAGCGCGAAAACTCATGGCAACCAAGAGCAAATTTTTCCGCGTCGCGACTGAGGGCGCGACCACTGACGGCCGCAGCATCACCCGCGAGCAAATCCAGCAAATGGCCGACAGCTACAACGTGAAAACCTACGGCGCTCGCGTGTGGGTCGAACACCTGCGCAGCCTGCTGCCCGATGGTCCCTTCAAGGCGTATGGTGATGTGCTGTCGCTGAAGGCGGAAGAAGTCGATACCGAGAACGGTAAGCGCCTGGCCCTGTTCGCACAGATCGAACCGACGCCCGCGCTCATCGCCATGAACAAAGATCGTCAGAAGATTTACACCAGCATCGAGCTGGCCGACAAGTTTGCCGATACCGGTAGTTCCTATCTGGTCGGCCTGGCCGTCACCGACAGTCCCGCGAGCCTGGGCACCGAAATTCTGCAGTTCTCGGCCACCAATCCCAAGGCATCCCCCTTCACCCCGCGCAAGCTCAAGCCCGAGAACCTATTCTCCGAAGCCATCGAAGCCAAGATCGAATTCGAGGAAGACGGCCCGAGCGTGGCCGAGACCATCAAGCAACTGTTTAGCCGCATCGGTGGCGGCGAGAAGAAAGCCGACGCCCAGCACGCTGACGTGGTTGCTGCCATGACCGCCGTGGCCGAAAAGGTGGGCGAGTTCGCACAAGCCGCCGCGCAGACTGGCAAGGATGTTGCCGAGGCCGTGGCGCGCCTGGAGAAGCTGGAGAAGCGCGTCGGCGATGAATCAACCACCGCCGAGCAGTTCCGCCAGACCGTCAATCTGACCGACAAGAGCAACGTACAGCGCCCACCGGCCACCGGTGGCGGCAGCAGCGGCGCTGCGCTGACCGAGTTCTAAGCCGGCCCTGGCCCGTCCCCCCTTTTACGCATTTACCCTGGAGCAGAACACATGAAGAATCAGACCCGTGCCGCCTATAACGCCTACACTGCGCGCCTGGCGAGCCTGAACGATGTCGCTGGCGGCGCCGTCCATTCGACGTTCTCGGTAGACCCGAGCGTGCAGCAGAAGCTGGAAGACAAAATGCAGGAATCGTCGGAATTCCTGTCCAGCATCAACCTGATTGGCGTCGATGAACTGGAAGGCGAGAAGATCGGCCTGGGCGTGTCCGGCCCCATCGCCAGCCGCACCGATACCCGCGGCGACAAGCGTCGTAACACCCGCGATGCATCGGCCTTGTCGAACACTCGCTATCGCTGCGAGAAAACCAACTTCGACACCCATATCACCTATGCCAAGCTGGACGCCTGGGCCAAGTTCCAGGACTTCCAGTTACGCCTGGCCAATGCCATTCTGAAGCGCCAGGCACTGGACCGCATCATGATCGGCTTCAACGGCGTGAAGGTCGCGGCCGATACCAATCTCGACCAGTATCCGCTGCTGCAGGACGTGAACAAGGGCTGGCTGCAGCAGATCCGTGAACAGTCCCCGCAGCGTGTCATGGGCCTGGTCGGCCAGGATCTGCCTGGCAAGGTCATCATCGGCAAAGGCGAAGGCGCCGATTATGTGAACCTCGATGCCGCCGTGTATGACGCGGTAACCAATCTGGACCCGTGGTATCAGGACGATACCGGCCTGGTGGTGATCGTCGGTCGCGAACTGCTGCATGACAAGTATTTCCCGCTGATCAACAAGGCACAAGCACCGACCGAAGTCCTGGCCGCTGACATCATCGTGAGTCAGAAGCGCATCGGCGGCCTGCCGGCTGTGCGGGTACCGTCCTTCCCGGCCAATGCCATGTTGATTACCCGCCTGGACAATCTGTCGATCTACTTCCAGAACGGTGGCCGCCGCCGTCGCGTGGTCGATGAACCGAAGGCAGACCGCATCGAAAACTATGAATCGTCCAACGACGCCTACGTGATCGAGGATGAGGGCTTGGCCGCCCTGGTGGAAAACGTGGTGCTGCAGGATGCGGCAGCGGGTGGCGCCTGATGTCGCGCCTGTCCCCCGCTGCGCGCCATCGGGAACGGATGCTGGGCAAGCTGGCGGCTGCTGCCGGCGAGCCTGGCGGCGTGACCACCGGCAGCGCCTATGAGCTGATGCTGATGAAGCTCCACGAAGACCGCCGCACGCTGTCCAACATTCAATCCATCGAACGCAAGATTGAGATGAAGGCCACCATGCTGCCGGCCTATCAAGACTGGATTGATGGCGTGCTGTCGGCCGGTCGTGGCGCTCATGATGAGGTGTTCGTGAATGTACTGGTGTGGCATATCGATGTCGGCGACTATGAACGGGCCTTGCAGCTCTCGGCCTATGCCCTGGAGCACCGGTTCACTCTGCCGGATCGCTATAACCGCACCTTGCCCACACTGCTGCAGGATGACTTTGCCGGCGCCAGCCTGGGCGGCAAGCTGAAGGACGACCCCGCACGCGCGGCCAACATCTTGCAGCAGGTGCTGGCCATGACCGGCAATGCCGACACGCCCGACCAGGCGCGCGCCAAAGTGCATAAGGCGCTGGGCCTGGCCCTGCTGGAGCTGGTCAATCAGGTGGATGCCGAGAACATCACGGCGGCCTCTGCCGACCAGGCCACGGCCGCCCTCCAGCACCTCACCCGTGCGAGCGAGCTGCACCAGGCGGCCGGCGTCAAGAAGGAAATCGAGCGGCTGGAACGGCGCCTGAAGAAGTTCGCCGAGCCGGCCAAGTAAAGAGCACCCCACGGCGCAGGGCGGCCCGGAACGGAAGCGACACAGTTCGTCGGATGTTCCGGCCACCGCCCCCACTCTCTCCAAGACCATGAACTACCTCGATGACATACCGGTGATACCGGGGCCGACCACGCCGGCCGATGTGAAGGACATCACCAATGATGGCTTTTTCCCTGACATCAGCATGTCTGCCATGCGCGATGCCATGCGGCTGGATTCCACGGTCACGGATGCCCGCCTGCGCCCGGCGCTGGTGGACGCAATCCTGACCACTAACCGGCTGCTGCGAGAGTGGCAAGCGGGCCACCTGGCCAGCGGCATCCCGACGCTGGATCAGGTACCCGCGCTCAAGGTGGACGGTGAAAGCCAGTACGTCGCGCACTACCGGCGCGCCGTCTACAGCTTCGCCAAGGCAGACATCTTCGAAAGCTATCGGGACTACGACACCACGGCGAGCGCGCTGACCGACAAGAAAAACATGGAATGGATGGATACCGCACCGGACGTGCAGCGCCGTAATGGCCATTGGGCCATCAATGACATTCTCGGCCGCACGCACGCCACCGTGGAGCTGATCTGATGCAGGTACGCAGCCAGCAAGGCGACACGCTTGATGCGCTGGTGTTTCGCTACCTGGGCGCCAGCAGCGGCTACGTGGAACAGGCGCTGGCTCTAAATCCTGCCCTGGCCGCACTCGGTGCCGTGTTGCCGGCTGGGACCATCGTCACGCTGCCGGCCGCGCTGGAAGCATCGGCCACCACGCAAGACAGCATCAGCCTTTGGGACTGAACACATGAATACGAAATCACTGACAAGGGGAAACCAAGTTATGGCAGCAGAATCCGCGGGCGGCATCGCTGCCGTCCTGAAAATCTACGGCATCAAAGCGGTGCTGGGCATGGCAGGTGCTGCGCTGCTGTACATCGTCCTGCCGCCGCGCAATGCCGATGGCTCCTTCAATGAGAAGGAATTTGTGGTGCGCCTGGCCTGCGCGGGCGCGTTCTCGATCATGTTCGGCGACCTGGCGTTTTCGCTGCTGGTGCAACACGCATCCACCGTGGCCACCGTGCTGGGGCCGAAGCCGGTCGATCTGATGGTCGGTGCGCCGGCCTGGTGGGTTACCCGTGCCGTGGCATTGTGGTTCCAACGGCGCCAGGGCAAGGACATTGCCGAGCTGGCGCGTGATGTGAAGGAAACGCTGTGAATCCACTCGACAACCGCCGCGCCTTCCTGGGCATGATCCGTTTTTCTGAAGGCACCTCGAATTCTCCGACCACGCGCGACCGAGGCTATGACCAGATTGTCGGCCGCACCCGCTTTACCAGCTATGCCGACCATCCACGCGTGCGGGTCTACCTGCCGCGCTACAAGGTGTGGTCCACCGCAGCCGGTGGCTATCAGTTGCTGATGCGCTACTACGACCATTACGCACCGCTGCTGAAACTGAAGGGCTTTGCGCCGGATGTGCAGGATGCCATCGCCCTGCAGCAGATCAAGGAATGCCGGGCGCTGCCCGATATCGATGCGGGCCGGCTGAGTGACGCGATCGCCAAGTGCAAGAACATCTGGGCATCGTTGCCAGGTGCTGGCTACGGCCAGTTTGAACACCGTTATGCGGATCTGGAACAAGCCTTCCTCCGTGAAGGCGGCGAAGCGATTGTGCTACCCATCCCGAAGACCAGCGAAGAACTGCACCTGGCCTTCGTGCAAGCCGGTGGGGTGTTGGCATGACGCTCACGCAAGCATGGCGTACGCGCTTGCGGGTGGCACTTGGCCTGGGCCTGCTGGGCGCGAGTTTTGGGGCGGGCTGGGCTATCCAGGGCTGGCGCAAGGAGGTCGACATCAGCCACCTGAAGGAAGGCATTGCCACCGCCAACCAGGCAGCAGCCGACGCTCGCGCCGAACGGACACAGAAGGTGCTCCAGGCCGAGCGCAACGCCCGTGATGCGCTCCAGGCCATCACCGACAAGCTCACCAACGAAAGGGACAGTGCCCGTCATGAGAAAGACACCTTTATTGCTGGCGTGCGCAGTGGCGCTATCCGGCTGTCAGTCCCCGTCATCGCTGCAATGCCAGCCGGGGCCAGTTGCCCAGATTCCGGCACTACCGGGGGAGCTGGCCAGGAAGCGCGAGCCGAACTTACGCCAGCGGCAGCAGAGTTTCTTGACGACATCGCCAGCGAAGGCGATGACGCCATCCGACAAGCCAATGCCCTGATCGATGCCTACAACTCTCTGCGAGAAAAACTGAATGTACAAGCCCAACAATCTGCGGGACTACCTGCGCAAGGCCATTAAAGAACTGGCGCAGAACCCGGACAAGCTGCACATCTTCATCGATGAGGGCGGCACCCGTGCCACCGGTACGGCGGGCCTGTCCTTCGAGTATGAATACGTGCTGAACCTGATCTTGACCGATTTTGGTCTCGATCTTGACGTGGTATTTGTTCCCCTCTTGGCCTGGATGAGGGTTCACCAGCGAGAAGCCTTCGCCAATCCTGAGAACGCCAAGAAGGCCGTGCGCTTCGAGGTGGACATGAACAGCGCCCAATCTCTTGATCTGTCGATCAAGCTCACGCTCACCGAGCGCACCATCGTGAAACGTCAGGATGGTGGCCGGCTGCAAATTGACCATGCAGCCGAGCCGCAGCTCACCCCGCCCTTCGCCGATGACTTCTGGCAGCTCTACCGGGGCGATAGCCTGCTGGCCGAATGGGACGTGCCGAAGCTGCCATGAGTGATGACCTACAACGACTGGAAGAATGGGCCGCCGCCCTCATCGCGAAGGTACAGCCAGCGCAACGGCGCCAGCTTGTGCGCCAGGTGGCCAACGATCTACGGCGCGAGCACGCCAGGATGATCGCGCAGCAGATAGCGCCGGACGGCACGCCCTATCCTACACGCAAGAATCGTAAGGAACTGCGCAGCAAGTCAGGAAGGATCAAGCGGCAGAAAGCGGCCATGTTCAACAAGCTGCGCACGAATGCTTACCTACAGATCCAGGCGGACGCCAATCAGGCATCGGTCGGTTTCTTCGGTAAGGTGGCGCGCATTGCGCGCGTCCATCATGAAGGGCGACAGGACAAGGTGGCGCCACATGGTCCAAGCTATAAATATCCGGCCCGGCCACTACTTGGGTTTACTCAATCTGATGAAGTAAAACTAAGGGAAAGCTTCCTTTCCCACCTTGAAAAATACAACTAAGAGGTAGCTTTTTGAGCGACGCCGTCGCTTCGCATCGCTCTTTTTTCATACCCAAATATGCTATGAACGACAGGCATACACTAGGGAAATTCTTACTTCGTTACAACCTCTTGTAAACGCGTGCCATATTCATTTTTCTTCGGGAAAAAGTTACGTATTTCGATTACATTCAGATTCTTCGCTGAACTACTAGCGAAGAATTGACTACTCCACACTTAAACAGGAGCAAGAAAAGTGACAACTGCATACACAGCATCTAATCCTGTAGCAATGGCATCATTGCCAACCACAAACGGAATAATTCAAAGGTTCACGGTTAACGTTACAAACACATCTGACGCAACCTATGCTCCTGATGGTCTTGCCGCCGCCCCTATCTATGGGCTGGGTGGTCAGGCATTGCAAGGCAATGAAATGGTGGCGAATAGCATTGCCACGCTGGTTTCATACGTTGGTCCGTTATTGAATTCTGGTTCGTTGTGCTGGGTACTCTTCGAGTGCATTGCAGGAGCACAACAGGTGGCTCCCGCTACCGCCAGTCAACATGCAGTTCAATTTGGTCAGGTTGCCGGCGTGGTCGGACAGTCGCGTAACGCAAGAATATCAATCCCCACGGCCTCTGCCAGCGCGACCTTCACAGTAGACGAACTGATCGTAGAAACTGCGCTGGGTGGGTTGCGGTACTGTCTCTCCAACCTGAGTCAGAGCATCAACCTGACCACTAATGGCGTTGGCGGCATGGATACTGGCAGCGCACCGAACAACGGTACCGTGGCAGTGTATGAGATGTACAACCCTACTAGTGGAGCCAAAGGCCTGATCGGCTTCAACGCTACGTCAGTGACTCCGGGCCAGGTCTACGGTGGGTCGAACGCCCCGGCTGGTTATACGGCATCCTCGCTAGTGGCAATCCTGCAGACAAACGGATCAGGCCAGTTCAAGTCAGCCTATGTGAACGGGCGGAAGGTATCTCATGGCACCTTCCCAGTGCTGAATACCCCCACTGCGGCCCCCGACGGAACCTCGCTGGATATTTCTAGTGTCACTCCCAAAGGCGCGATCGCCGTGTCGGGTTACCTCGTTACTAGCAATAACTCGTCGGAAAATTCGACTAACACACTGGCTATCGCTTCAGACTCGGTGATGAACGGGGCCATACTTCTTCAAACAAAATTGACGTCTTCCAGTGGCTGGTCCCAGGCGGACTCTTTCAATTCACTTTCCCTCTCTGTTGCGCAGACTATTTACTACGGAGCATCAGCTACTGGCGGCGTACCTAATTACAAAATTACACTGACTGGCTATGAATTTTAGGGGATATTTCATGACCGTTTCATGTGTCTTTTTTCGACATTTCGAAAACTGATTTTTTGCCAACCTCAAAAAACGGGACTCACGGAAGAAGACGATTCGCGGTAATTTAATCAAAAAATGTCTCTGAAGGATAACTAATTTTTAGGTTGTTTCAGAACACCCTTCTAGCCCGCGTCGCGCGGGCTTTTTTATTTCAGCTTAGACGCCAGCTAGACACATAGCTACAGTTCCAGCAGATGGCAGTCAAGTATCGGTCGCCTTTTCTGTAAAGTTAGTGCGCGTCGTTAGCGTGCGCTGCGCAGCTCTGCCCGAAAGGTGCCACTTCGCGCCCGAGGCTATAGTATGTCAATCTTTCTCGGCGGAAATTTAACGTCGCTGATGAGACGCTGTTGCGTCACCTAAAAGTCGGTAAGTCGGATATCAACCCGCCGCTAAGTGCCTTCCCGCGCGCGATCCGGCAACATGGGTTGCATGACGCCCGACCTCTCCGAACTCGTTCGCACCATCCCTAATTTGATCCGCACCGGCAAGATCGCCGAGATCAAAGCGGACAAGGTGCGCGTGCGCTTATCTCCCTCGCTGCTGACCACCTGGCTGCAGTGGATCGCGCTGCGCGCCGGGGATGTCATCGATTGGTGCCCGCCGTCCATCGGTGAGCAAGTCATCGTCTTTTCTCCAAATGGCGACCTGACACAAGGCAAGGTGCTGGCCGGCCTGTTCTCTGCCGATTCGCCAGCTCCGCAATCCTCTCTCAAGATTCGTTCCATCCACTACCCCGATGGCGCCGTAGTGCTGTACGACTTCGCCCAGCACACGTTATCGGCGATCCTTCCGACCGGCAGCTCGGCCCTGGTAAAAGCCGATGCGGTTACCGCCGACGCGCAGCAAACTACCTGCACCGGCAATGTGACCATCAAGGGCAATCTGCTGGTGGAAGGATTTAGTGCGCTGAACAATGGCGCCAGGGTCCAAGGCGGCGACGGTGGCGCCGCGATGGTCATCGATGGCCAGGTGCAAGCAACAGGCGACGTGATGGCCGGTGATATCAGCCTGCGCCATCACCCGCATGGCCAGGTCAAGCGCGGTGACGAACAATCGGGAGCACCGCTGCCATGATCGCCATGAACGCCTCTACCGGCCGCAGTATGTCCCTGCTGGACCACATCCGCCAGTGTGTGCGCGACATTCTCATGACGCCGCTGGGTAGCCGCATCTACCGCCGCAACTACGGTTCCGAAATCCCCGAACTGATCGACCAGCCGCTGAACGGCGTTACCGTTATGCGCATCTATGCCGCCGTGGCCTATCGCCTGGCGCTGTGGGAGCCGCGCATCTCGTTGTCGTCGGTCAATCTGAACCGGGATGCTACCGGCGCTGTGTCCGTGGTCTTGCAGGGCGTCACCAACGGCCTAGCCGTCGAATTCTCTGTGCAGGTCCGGGAAGGGACGGTGCAATGAGTTCGCCTATCGATCTGTCCCTGCTGCCGGCGCCGCAAGTGCTGGAAAGCCTCGATTACGAGACCATCCTCGCCAATCGCAAAGCGGCTGTCCTTGCACTGCTGCCGGAAGACCAGCGCGAGGCCGCCGCCAATGTGCTGTCCCTGGAGTCCGAGCCGGCCACCAAGCTGCTGGAGGAGAACGCCTATCAAGAGCTGCTGCTGCGCAACCGAGTGAACGATGCCGCCAAGGCGGTCATGCTGGCCTTCGCCATCGGTCCAGACCTCGATCAGATCGGCGCAAATACCAACGTCAAGCGCTTGGTGCTGGTCGAGGCTGACCCTGATGCCTCGCCGCCCGTGGCCGAAGTGCTGGAAGGTGATGATGCCTACCGGCTGCGCATCCAGGAAGCACCCGATGCCTTATCGACGGCCGGGCCACGCAATGCCTATGAATTCCACGCACGCAGCGCTGACGGCCGTGTGCTGGACGCGCGCGCCGTCAGCCCGGCGCCGTGTGAAGTCGTGGTGGCCGTCCTGGCCAACTCGGCCGACTGGCAAGCGCCAGCCGATCTATTGCAGGCCATCGATGCGGCGCTCTCGGCCGAGGATGTCCGACCGCTGGGCGATCTGGTCTCGGTGGTACAGGGTCAGGTCACTGACTACGAGCTGGAAGCCGTGGTGTATGTGGAGAAAGGCCCAGAAGCCTCGATTGCGCTCAATGCCGCCAGGACAAACGCCGCAGTCATGGCCAAGCCGCTGCGCCCGCTCGGCTACAGCGTTTATCGCAATGCCTACGTGGCTGCGCTCAAGGTCGAGGGCGTGCGCAATGTCCTAGTGAAATCGCCGGCCGCCGACATTCTGTGCGGACGGACACAGGCCGCGCGCTGTACCGGCATTCGCATCACCGCCGAGGTGCTGGAAGAGGTGGACCGTGTATAACCCCGTCCCGACCTTGCCACCGAATACCACGCCCTTGGAGCGAGCCATGGCGCGTGCCTGTGCGGTTCTGGCCGACACTCCGGTGCCCATTCGCGACCTATGGAATGCTGACCGTTGCCCGGTTGATCTGCTGCCCTTCCTGGCCTGGTCATTTTCTGTGGATCGCTGGGACGACGCTTGGCCGGAGTCGATCAAGCGCGGCACGATCAAGGCCGCCCGCTATATCCACCAGCACAAGGGGACCATTGCCGCCGTGCGTGGCGTGGTCGAGTCCCTGGGCTACATCATCAGGATTCGCGAATGGTGGCAGACCGAACCACGCGGCCAGCGTGGCACCTTCGCGCTGGAAGTCGGCGTGCTGGACGCCGGCATTACCGATGACATGTTCCTTGAGATGGAACGCCTCATCGATGACGCCAAGCCGCTCTCTCGCCACTTGACGGGCTTGCGCATCCATTTGGAGGTCCGGGGCTCGCTCTTCGTCGGCGCCTATGCCCAGCTCGGCGAGACCGTCACGGTGTATCCCTGGACACCGGAGAGCATCGAGACCACTGGTGGCCCCTTCATCGGCTGTGCGGCTCACTTCATCGAAACCATGACCATTTACCCATGAGCACTTATTTTTCTATCCCTACTGAGATTGGCGAAGCCAAGATTGCCAATGCCTTGGCGCTGGGCGTACCGCTGAAGCTGACGCACATGGGCGTGGGCGATGGTAACGGCGTGCTGCCGGTGCCAGACCGCAAGCAAGTTGCCCTGGTTCGGGAGCAACGTCGCGCACCGATCAATACGCTTGACAAAGATCCGAAGAACGCCAGTCAGATCATCATCGAGCAGGTGCTGCCTGCGGATGTGGGCGGCTGGTGGGTGCGTGAAATCGGTATCTATGATGAAGACGGCGACCTGTGTGCCGTCGCAAACTGCCCCCCGAGTTACAAGCCGATCATTACGGAAGGTGCGGGGAAGGACCAGGTGGTGCGCGTGGTGCTGCTGGTGGCAAGCACCGCGGCTGTCGAACTGAAGATTGATCCGGCTGTCGTGCTGGCGACCCGAAAGTACGCGGATGAGGCCATCGTGGCCTATGCCGCGCCCAAGGATCATGCACATCCTGACTTGGCACCGCTGAAGTCTCCAGTATTTAGTGGGCTTCCGACCGCTCCAACACCTGCGGACAACGCAAGCGATCAGCAAATTGCCAATATCGAATTTGTCAAAGCAGTGATTGCGCAAGCCATCAGTGGCGTCGTCCCGTTCTTTACAGCCATTCCCAAGAACAAAGTGCGCGATGTCGTCATGGTCAAGGGCCTGGGGCTGATGGAGTGGACAGATATTGCCGGGGCTGGCGAATTTCATGGATACCGCACGCTACGCTGCGGCGTGCTGGAATTCGGTACCACAGCGGCACCGCGCTCCTATGAAGCGGATCTGGTCGGGGGCTTGGGATCAAAAACTGCTCAGGCCTCGATTTGGGCCTGGGCGCAACAGCACGGGCATGTGGTTGCAGCAGCACAGTGGAGCACCAAGGTATTTAAGTTCGCCGATGTCGATGCCAACACCTTCCGTTTCCCTGATCTGCGCGACGTTGGAACGCGTTTCACCGGGACGAATGCGGACACTAACCAGCCCCGTACACTCGGCTCCTACCAGGCTGATGCGCTCCAAAAGATCACCGGTAACTTCGGCTCTATCCTCAATGTCCAATCTAGTGCGATTGGAGCATTCGCTTTGGCTGCATCTGGGATCGCGGCATATCCGACCGGCAATAGCGGCGACTTCAACCAGTTCACCTTTGACTCTTCGCGGGTCACTCGCAGCGCATCCGAAACCCGAGGCATGAACACAGCCTTCGCCCCACGTATTCATCTCTGACCATGACACCGATTACTTGCTACCAGACCGACGACAACGGCATTTTTACCCAGCAGGTGGATGCTTACCCCTTCCCGCTGGGGGAAGAGCTCAATGTGCCGTACATGGCCGTCCAGATTGCACCGCCTGAAGTGCCCGATGGCCACCGGGCGCGCTGGGTTTCTCCCTTCCAACCGATGGACCCGGAATATGACACTACCGGCAAATGGATCATCGAAGAAATCCCGCCACCAGCACCTACAGAAGAACCTGAAGCGCCAGCCGAAGCCGCCCTGGCACAAGCCTAACCCAACTCAAAAGGAGCTATCCCTATGGCAGCCGATTATCACCACGGCGTGCGCGTCATCGAAATCAACGAAGGCACGCGCCCCATTCGCACCGTCTCTACCGCCGTCATCGGCGTGATTGTCACGGCCGACGATGCCGATGCAGACGCCTTCCCGCTGGACACGGCCGTGCTCATCACCAACGTGGTCGCCGCCCAAGCCAAGGCCGGCAAGCGTGGCACCATGCGCCGCGTGCTGGAAGCCATCGCCGCCCAAGCCAAGCCCTTAGTCGTGCTGGTGCGCGTGGCCGAAGGCGCGGACGAAGCCGAGCAAACCAGCCTGGTCATCGGCGGCGTGTCCCCGGAAGGCCGCTATACCGGCGCCAAGGCGCTGCTGGCGGCACAGTCCAAGCTGGGCATCAAGCCGCGCATCCTGGGCGCGCCTGGCCTGGACACCAAGGCAGTCACCAATGCACTGGCCTCCCTTGCGCAGACCCTGCGCGCCTTCGTGTATGCCTCCTGCTGGAATTGCGCGACGGTGGTCGCGGCGACCGCCTATCGTTCCGAGTTCGGGCAGCGTGAAGTGATGCTGATCTGGCCGGAATTCGTCTCCTGGGATACGACCACCAGCGCCGATGCCAGCATCTCGGCCGTGGCTTACGCCCTGGGCTTGCGCGCCAAGATCGACGAACAGACCGGCTGGCACAAGACCTTGTCCAACGTGGTGGTGAATGGCCCGACCGGTATCAGCCGTGACGTGTTCTGGGATCTGCAAGACCCGGCCACTGATGCCGGCGTGCTCAATGCCAAGGAGGTCACCACCCTCATCAACATGAGCGGCTATCGGTTCTGGGGCTCGCGTACCTGCGAAATCCAGGGCGGGTTCTTCCCCTTCGAGAATTACACCCGTACCGCGCAAGTGCTGGCCGACACCATCGCCGAGGCGCACATGGTTTACGTCGACCTGCCGATGACACCCTCGCTGGTGAAGGATCTGGTGGCCAGCATCAATGCCAAGTTCCGTTCCCTGAAGGCCAGCGGCTACATCATCGACGGCGAAGCCTGGTTCGATGAACAGTTCAACGACAAGGACACCTTGAAGACCGGCAAGCTGACCATCGACTATGGCTACACCCCGGTGCCGCCGGTGGAAAACCTGCTCTTCCAGCAGCGCATTACCGATCAATACCTGGCCGACTTTGCCGCACGCGTCGCTGCCGCCTGAGCCTAGGCGGCCAGGTGCTGGCCGCCAGCTTTTTACCAATTTCAAGGAGTCATCAATATGGGTATGCCCCACAAACTGAAGGATTTCAACGTTTTCGAAAACGGTATCAACTATTCCGGGATCGCCACGGAAGTGACGTTGCCCAAGCTGTCGCGCAAGATGGAGGAATACCGCGCGGCCGGCATGTCCGGCCCGGTCTCGGCGGACCTGGGCCAGGAAGCCATGCAACTGGAATGGACGGCCGGTGGCCTGGTCAAGGAAGCGCTCAAGCAGTATGCCGCCAACACACATGGCGCCGTGCAATTGCGCTTCGCGGGTGCCTATCAGAGCGATGACGATGCATCCGTGCAGGCAGTCGAAATCACCGTGCGTGGCCGCTATAAAGAAGTGGATATGGGCAATGCCAAGGTCGGCGACGACACCTCGCACAAGTTCAGTATGCCTCTGAGCGCCTACAAGCTCACCATCGATAACGAGGTGATTTTCGATTTCGACTTCATGAACGGTATCGAAATCGTCGGCGGCGTGGATCGCCGCGCCGACATCCGCAAGGCCATCGGCCTGTAACCACCGGGCGGCATCGGGCCGCCTGGTTTTTCGATTTTTCTCTCTGACAAGGAAACACCATGACCACCACCACCGCCCCCGCCAAGATCGAAACCGTTGTTGTCGAACTGGACGAACCGCTCACGCGCGGCACTACCCAAATCACCGAACTCACCTTGCGCCGTCCGAAGTCCGGCGCCTTGCGCGGCGTGAGCTTGATGGATCTGATGAACATGAACGTGAGCGCCCTGCAAGTGGTGCTGCCGCGTATCAGCGAGCCGGCGCTGACACAGTTTGACGTGGCCGCAATGGACCCGGCCGACCTGATCAAGTGCGGCATGGAAGTCTCTGTTTTTTTGGCACCGAAGGCGGACCGCGCCTTGGTCTCCCAATCGAAGTAGAAGACGCAATGGCCGACATCGCGACGGTGTTCCACTGGCCACCGGCCGCGATGGACGACCTGGAATTAGCAGACCTCATGAAGTGGCGCGAGCGCGCAAGGGTACGAAGCGGGGCGGAATAGATGGCAAACGAACTGAAAATGCAGGTGGTTTTCTCGATGATGGAGAAAATCACCGCCCCGCTGAAGAAAATCTCCAGCGGCGCCAAAGACACCGGCAAGGCACTGAAGGACACCAGTGACCGCCTGCGCGAGCTGAACAAGCAACAGAACGACCTCAACGGCCTGCGCGAGCTGCACCAGGGAATGCGCAAGACCAGTGCCGAGCTGGCCACCGCACAGCAGCGCGTCACCGAACTGGCGGCCAAGATGAAGGCCACCGAGAATCCTACTCGCGCCATGACGCGCGAATTTAACGCCGCAGTGCGCAGCGTGAAGTCGCTCCAAGAAGCCAGCGAGAAACAAGGTATCCAGTATCGCGCCTTGCGCGAGCGCCTGACCGACGCCGGCATTGGATCGCGCCAGCTCGCCAACGCACAGACCTGGCTCAAGAACAGCATCGCCGCTACCAATGCCGAATTGGCCGACCAGCAGAAGAAGCTGACCGCCAGCCATCGTCAGCAGCAGGTCATGGCCAACGCTCGCCAGCGCGCCGACAAGCTGCGCAGCACGGCGGGTGGACTGGCTGCGGCCGGGGTAGGTGCTACCGCCAGCGGCGCGGCCGTGGGCGCGCCGATCCTGGCCGGCTTGAAAGAGGCCAAGCACTACGAAACCGAGAATGGCCGTGTGCGGGCGCTCGGCCTCGGACCATCCGCGACCGCAGAGGCGATCAAGTTCGCGCGAGAGATGAAAACCTACGGCACCAGCCAGCTCGACAACCTGCAATTGCTGCGCGATGGCATCACCGCCTTTGGTGATACGCATCACGCCGAGATGGTAGCCCCCATGATGGCCAAGATGAAATTCGGCAATCACGCGTTTTTCGGTGAAGCCGAAGGGGCGGAAAACGAACGCAAGTTCATGGACGCGCTCAAGGTGATTGAGGAGCGCGGTGGCACCAGCAGCCAAGAAGCATTTTCTCGCCAGGCAAACATGATGCAGCGCGTAATCACCGCTACTGGTGGACGTGTCGGTCCTACAGAGTGGCTTAATTTCATCAAGACGGGTGGCGTGGCCGCCAAAATCATGGATGACGAATCGTTCTATTACCAAATGGAACCACTCGTGCAAATGATGGGTGGCCACCGGGCCGGCACAGCACTGATGTCTGGCTATCAGAACCTCTATCAAGGCCGCACAACACACCGAGCCGTTGCCAATCTCGGCAAGCTAGGTCTGATCGGTGACCAGAGCAAGGTAACCTTTGACAAAGCTGGCCAGATTGCAACCCTCGGCCCTGGCGCGCTCCTGGGCAGCGAGGTCTTCCGGCGCAGTCAATTCGAATGGATTGAAACGGTACTCTTGCCGCAACTGAAAAAGAAAGGAATCACGGACCCGCGCCTGATTGAAGACACCATTGCAGGCTTGTTCACCAATCGGACTGCTGCAAACCTGTACATCGACATGTATCGCCAGCGCGCACAGATCCACAAGAATGCCAAGATCAACGCTGGCGCAGCCGATATCGACGAACTGGACAAGCTCGGGCGGGAAACTGCCAGCGGTAAGGAATTGGAAGCCCTGGCCAAGCTGGCCGACCTGAAGCTGGAGATGGGGACCAAGATACTGCCGCTCTATGCCTCGGGCCTGCAGATGGCCGCTAACGCCATGCAAGCGCTGACCGGCTTCATGGAACGCAATCCAGCCACGGCCAATGCCATGATTGTGGGTTTTTCCGCAATCGCCGCCATCCTGGTAGTGATGGGACCGCTCATGCTGGCCCTGGCCTCCGTCATCGGCCCCTATGCTTTGCTCCAAGTCCTGTTCGCCAAGATCGGCTTGGAGGGCAACCTGCTCATGCCTACCCTGCGCGCAATCGGGACGGTCTCCATGTGGATCGGACGTTTTTTCCTGACCAACCCGATTGGCCTGGCAATCACCGCCATCGCTGCCGCTGCCTATTTGCTGTACCAGAATTGGACACCGATAAAGGAATTTTTCTTATCACTGTGGAGCAAGGTCAAGAGCGCTTTCATGAATGGCGTCACTTCGATCACGCAGTTTTTGATGAACTGGACCATCGTTGGATTTATTGCCGAACATTGGGAGGATCTTCGTGCTATTACGCTCGCGCTATGGGATCGCATCAAGCTCGGTATTGCTGCCGTTGTAGGGGGCATCACTGACGTGTTCTTGAATTGGACTTTGCCGGGCCTGGTCATACGGCATTGGGATGCAATCAGGACTGCTGCTGCGACTGTCTGGGCGGTAATCAGAGGTATCGCTATCGGAGTCGGTGAGGCAATCGTGAATTACTTCCTCAACTGGACACTTCCTGGCCTGATCGTTTCCCACTGGAGCAGCATCATCGGATTCTTGACCGGTATCGCCGATAAGTTCTCGACGATTGGCCGCCAGATCATGGATGGCCTCGTTACTGGCCTAATAGACGGTGCCAAACTCGTCAAAGAAACCATCAACGGCATTGGCGAAAGCGTCATCGACTGGTTCAAAGTAAAACTGAATATTCACAGTCCGAGCCGTGTTTTTGCCGAGTTGGGCGACTACACCATGCAAGGCTTGGCCGTGGGGCTCAATCGTGGCCAGGATGGCCCGCTATCCGCCGTCAGCAGCCTTGCCGGCAAGCTGGCCAGCGCTGGTGCTGCCGTGGCCATTGGTGCCGGCAGCGTGCCGGCGATGGCCTTTGATAGTCGCCCGCCCATCAACGGCGGCAGCGCACATCCGGTCATCTACCAGGGCGACACGGTGCAGATCATCATCCAGCCGGCTCCCGGCATGGATGAGCAAGCTATCGCCCGGGCGGTAGCCGCCGAGCTGGATCGTCGCGACCGCATGAAGGCTTCGCGCCAGCGTTCGAACCTCGCCGATTGGGATTAAGGAGTCACATCATGATGATGGTCTTGGGAATGTTCGTCTTCAGCTTGCCCACGCTCGCCTACCAGGAACTGCAACGGCAAACGCAATGGAAGTTCGCCAGCAATTCGCGCGTGGGCCGGCGCGATGCGCTGCAATTCACTGGCAAGGGCGATGACGCCATCACCTTGTCGGGCTGGATTGCCCCTGAGCTGACCGGTAGCGCGTTCTCGCTCGATGCCCTGCGCCTCATGGCCGACACCGGCAAGAGCTGGTTCTTGATCCAGGGGAACGGCCGTATTTATGGCTCCTACGTCATCGAGAACATGGACGAAGGCCGCACGGTGCTGGACGGGGATGGCGATGCCAAGCGCATCGAGTTCACCATCAAACTCAAGCGCACCGACGATAGCGTACTGTCAGCGCTGGGCCTGGGCGATATCTCCGACCTGCGCAATATGGTCGATATCGACGGCATCACCAATAGCATCGCCGACAAGGCGCGCAATGTGGTGGGTAGCGCAATCGATGGCGTGACCAGCGCTGCCGGGGCGATGGTCGGGAAGGTCGGGGGGCTCGGGCAATGACCACTACCGCGCCGGCATTGCGCATCGTCATCGAAGAGAAGGACATTAGCCGCCTAGTCTCCGACCGGCTTATCAGCCTCACCCTGCGCGAGTGCCGGGGTGATGAAGCGGACCAGTTGGATATCGAGCTGGACGATAGCGACGGCAAGCTGAAGATCCCGCCCAAAGGCGCCAAGCTGCAATTTGCGCTAGGCTGGCTGGGTTCGCCGCTGGTGGACAAGGGAGCGTTCGTGGTTTCCGAGGTGGAGCATAGCGGCGCACCGGATCGGCTCACCATCCGCGCCAGGTCTGCCAGCATGATCGATGCATTCCGTCAGCAGCGTGACCGCAGTTTCCATGAGACCACGCTTGGCGCAGTGGTGGATGCCATCGCGGCCGGCAATGGCCTGGTGTCCGGTATCTCGGCCAGCCTGCGCGGCATCGCCATCAAGCACCTGGACCAGACCCATGAAAGCGACTCTGCGCTGCTGCGCCGCCTGGGCAAGAAATATGATGCCGTGGCCACGGTGAAAAATGACACGCTGCTATTCATGCCGATCAACGAAGGCCGCACTGCAAGCGGTAAGCCGCTGCCACTGGTGAAGGTAGTGCGTGCGCTGGGGGACCAGCACCGGTACCACAGCGCGGAGTCGGATGCTTATAGCGGCGTGCGTGCGTTCTGGATGGATGAGAAATATGGACGGCGGCGCAGCGTGGTCGCCGGCCAGGCCGGCAACAGCAAGCGCCTGCGCACCACCTTTGCCAATGAGGCTGATGCGCGTACTGCTGCTGTGGCCGAGTGGCAGCGCATTGAGCGTGGCTTGGCCACCTTCGAGATGCAGCTTGCCCTGGGGGATGCCAACATCATGCCGCAGTCACCTGTGGTGGTCACCGGATTTAAGACGGACATCGATGCGACAGAATGGCTCTCGAAAACGGTAACGCACTCGATCAGCGGCAGCGGTTTTACGACGCGCATCGAGTTCGAAACCAAATCTGCGCCGACCGAAACCGAGCGGGAGCTAGAGCATGATCCCGAGGAAGGCATCACTGGCGTGAAGGCCAATTGGCTCGACAAAGGGAAATCAAAAAACAATAAAGGCACCGAGCTGGCGGGCACGGCCGACAATGCGAAGACGCTCAAGCGAACCTACGCCACCAAACAAACTGCCAAGCGTGGTGCGGCTCTGGAGTGGGCGAGGATAAAGGAGAACCGCGAAATCATCAGGGAAAACAATATGGATTAATCTGTCGTAGTCGCGATCTGATCATCATCAGATCAGTTGAGAGAAACCAAAGGCCTATGCGTTTCGTTAGCTAAAGCTAAGTTGTCAGGTGTCGGCGGTCATGGTCTCAAACTCATCTTCATCCACGATCTGTACTGCGAACGTGGCTGCCTGACGCAACTGGCGCTCACCGGTCATTGATCCAGCCACCATTACATCTACCGCTGCATCAAGGGCATCGCGCACCTTGTAGCCGGCTGCACGCGCCATCCGTTCCAGGCGCTCGCGCTGGTCAATGCGAAATCCCGCAAAGTACACTGCCACGTAACCGTCGCTCTTCTGCTGCCAGGCTCCTGACATCACCGTATGCGGCACAGCAGGCGCCGCCCTGATACGCGCAAATTTAGGGGGCACCGAAGTCTCTTTCTTGGCTTCAGCCAGCTGACGGGCATGTCGTTTCCACGCGCGCGGCGACATCATTTCTCCCGTATCCAGGCAGGTGATGTCGCCGACGATACGATCAAATCGGAAGGTGCGTATCTGCTGGCGCAGATGGCAGAACCCCTTTAGGTAAGTCCCATCGATACCGCGTGCATCCACTTCCCGTACGGTCTGGCCGCCGTCAGAAAAGTAGGTGAAACGGATTGTCCCAAGAGCGCCCGTTGCGAGCGGTACATCGGCCTCTTTCCTGGCAGAGATGGCCTGTTCCGCGACAACCTGCTTGGTGAGAATGGAGCCCGTTGAACTGGATGCACTTGACACCACAGGGACTTGCGGATGCCTTTGACGACTTTTCTTTTTCTTTTCACGCCGATTCCGATTGCTGCTAACGGCCGTACTGACGCTGTCAGCATGTGCTCGCAACGTTGCATCAAGTTCAGCCATTGCGTCGTGGCGAGTATTGCTTCGCTCGATCTTTTCGTTATCTTTTAGCTGCTCTTTCTGTGCTGGGAGCGGCGCAGTCTCACACAACTCGCACTTGAGATGCCACCAAAGTGAGCCTGTCGGCTCATTGTTCTTTTTGGCTCTGCGACGACTGCCAAATGCCATGGCGAACAATACGACGCCGGTCACCATAAGAGCAAAAATTACCACTGCCATGCGAAACCCCACAAACACTGCGGCTAGCCTCTACCGCTATTTTCTTTTCAGACTCGATTTTTTTCGGCGCGCACCGGAGACTTCGCCATAGACGTCCCCATTGATCTGTTGCCCGATATTTTCAGCGACTGTGAACACCATGGCAGGCTTGGTCTTCCGATGCCATTTCACGGTCTCGATGAGGTCCAGTACGCGCACCTTGCTGCGCACGTCAAGTGCGCGGTACCGGGTCAGCAGCTCCACTTCATCATCGGTCAGCCCGGCTTCGGTCGGCCTCCCGGTGAGCAGATAGACCACGTCCACACCGACCTCATGCAACGAGAGCAAATAGCTTGCACGCGGCTCACCTCTACCCGCCTCATAGTTGAACTGCTCCGCCCTCGTAGCGCCCGCCAAGGAAGCAAACACCGCCTGCTTCATGTGCAGGCGCTTCCTTGTTTTCCTGAGGCGAGTGCGGAATTCACTCATGCGCGGACCTATCTCCGATCCCAGGCACGTGAGTCTTTGGAACGTGCTGGACGTACGCAAATGGTAATCGATGTAATTAAATGTACACGGCCTAAATCCTGACCGGGAGTGACCTTGGCGCCGAATAAAAAGAGATTGCTGCTCAATTTAGAAAAGCTTCGCTAGATGACTCGAAATTTTTCGTCGTCAAAACGAAAATCGGCGCCGTGGCGCCGATTGTTGGGTGCGATCGAAGGGATGAGTTATTTTTTCTTCGTGACTTGTTTGCGCATGTCTGGCCCCTGGACTGTGCCATGCACATCCCCATGAATCTGCTGGCCAACGTTGCCACTGACAGTTACCACAGTTCGCGGGGCATCCAATGGCATAGCACCTTCGACGACACCCAGCACCCGTGCTTTTGCTCGCTCATCCAGTGAGCGGTATCCGATCAGTAGTTCCTTTTCATCTTCCGCCAGGTCGTCGCTAGATGGCTTGCCCAGCAAAACATATTGCGCATCAACGCCAAGCGAGGATACGGCAATCAAGTACTCCGCGCTGGGAAAACGCTTGTCCTGCTCGTAGTTGATTTGGGCGCCTTTTTCCACTCCGCCGACGGCAGCAAACTCAGGTTGAGTGAGGCCCAAGCGCTTACGCTCTTCTTTTAGTCTTTGCCCAAAGGTGCTCATAATGAAAACATTTCTTTGACAGGTACGATTTTGAATACTATTATTCCTGTCATTGCTAAGTGACGGACACAATATTACCCCATGAGCATCCAAGAGAATCCCGGTGCGTTATCCCCTTGCGCGGACGATCCGGCGTCCCGTCCCATTACGGTGCGGCTCTCGCCTGAGGAAGCAGAGAAAGCGCAGCGCCTGGCCAGGGAAGATCACCGCACTCGTGCAGCCTTCATCCGCGTGATGTTCCTGCGCGGTCTGGCCTCCTACGAAAAAGAGCGTGAGACCTCGGCGCTCTGAGGAGCAGCCCCATGTACTCCGATCCGAAACGCGTTCGCCAGCATCGCCACATGCAGTGCCTGGATGACTACGAGAGGGAGGCGCCACCATGCGCGTAATCAGCCTGCCCTGCCCGCACTGCAAGAGCCCGGTGCGCGCGGCCAAGAGCCGTCCGGTGACGGCGCTCTACAAGGAAATTTCCTACCAATGCACCAACATCGAGTGTGGCCACTGCTTCGTGGCCGCGCTGGAAGTACTGCGCACCACCACGCTCTCGGCCATGCCCAGCGCGGAAGTGCAGATCCGTATTTCGCCGCGCGCCCTGGCGGCGGCCAAGCATCAACTCACCCTGGACCTGGCCGCCTGACCAGCGACTGATCCCCGATAACCCAACGCCCAACGGGTGCCGAAAGGCGCGCGGCGGATTTGCTCACCCTGAATTTTGCGAGGACCAACCATGGACGACCTTCGAACGGACTTACCCGGCCTTGAAAACCGCATCGTGTCCGTTTCTGGCGGACGACTTTTCTTGAAGCTCATCGACGTAATTGCGTTTGGTGCGCTTGCTGATGCGATCAAGGAATTCTGCAATCCCCTCCACGCCCACGCCCCTGTAAATTGCGCCGTCTTCATTACGGATGCCGACCCGGATACGCTGCATCTTGACCATCTGGAGCTCGGCGAGCTGGCCTTCTATCGCTTGCATAACGACATCGTCCTGGGCGCGGATGCGGGCTCCTGCCATCAGGGTAGCGAAGTGCATTTTGATCTTTCTCCGTTTTCGTTGGTGATTGAACTGGGCATGTCGCTGACCGGGTCACGTGAGGCCTACCTTCGCAAGTACCTTCGCAAAGTTCTTCTGCGCAATGCGATGAGTGAGCCATCCGCCACCACCGAATGCATCGAAGGTGTGTCATGAGTACCGGTGCGATGGTAGAGAGCTCCGTAGCGCCGCCTGCTGATACGCCTCCCTGGCGCCGCTATTTTGACCAGGAGTTACGAGAGTTCCGCTGCGCCCAGCGGATGCTTGAGCTGCGCAGTATTCATCGTTGCGAACTGAAATGGACCGTCATCTACTACGGCCGTCGGCACCTCGAAAACAAACTGGCGCGCTGCATCCAGCACATGGGCGGCATGGCGGGAGAATGGTGATGCGCATCGTGCTCGCCTACTTTCTGGCCTGGGCCGTGTTGCTGGCTCCGCTGGTGCTGGCCGCCCTTGGCGTGGTGAAGGATTAATCATGCGCGGCGCCCGCATCAAGGACCATGCATCATTCCGTCCCGTCACGGATCTGCTGCGCGAGCGTGCGGCACTCGCGCCGACGCCGCCAGGCGATGAGGCAGCAAAGGCCGAGCTGGAGAAGGCCATGACGCTGCTGCGCACGCGCAAGCGGCACAACCATCAGCTTGGTGTCGCCTATTCCTGGGCGGCCACGGCCAAGCCGGTGCGCCGACACATCCTGGCCCTGGCGGGACTCTCGCCGGATCGCTGGGAATCCCCCATTCACTCCTTCACCGAAGCCGAACGTCTGGCCATGCGCCATGCCGTGCTGCGTGCGATTACGACCTATGAAAGAGCGCTCAATGCAGTATAGGAAAGTCGATGCGAAGACCCGGCGCCAGCATAGGGCGTTCACCGAGTCGCCGCAGTTCGCCAGGGAGCTGGCACGCATCCCGTTGAAGTGGCGTGGCCGCGTGGTCAGTGAAGCTCTAGAGCTGATGTCGGTCTGGCACTGGCGCCGCATCTTCGAGCCGGTGGCCGTTGAGTTCGTCCGTGACTTCGCAGAAAAGTACGTGCCGGCCGGCATTGATCTTTCTCAGGACGATGCTGATATCTGCGCCACGGCAGAAAAGGCCGCTGACAACGTCAAGAAAATGCTGTGGAAGGCAATTTCGGACACCCACGCCCGCGACATCATCGAGCAGGAATGCAGCGACTACGGTATTGACGTGCCGGAAGTGGACGATGACGACTTGCGCGCCATCATTGCCCGCGTGGTTGATCCACGCTGGTGGCGCCGGCAACTGCGCAAGGTGGTCGGTCGGGCCTTCGAGGGCGGCAATATCCGCCTGGGCTATGTCCACTACCACGGCGAGCCCTACGCCAGCAATGATGCCGTGCTGTCGCGCTTGGCGCAGAACAAGCGCAATGCTGCCGCGCTGCAAGCCACCATCGTGCGCAATGAGGCGGGCCAGGAATTCAGCATTGCCGAGCTGGCCGAGAAGACCACGGCCAATAAGACCATTCGTCGCGGCGAACTCATGCTGCGCATCAATGGCTTCGAGATGATCGCGAGGGAATGCAACGACCAGGGGCTGTTCCTCACCTGGTCCTGCCCATCACGCTTCCATGCCACTCTGCACACGGGCAAGCCGAATCCCAAATATGACGGCTCGGACCCACGCACGGCCAATAAGTACCTTGGCAAGATGACTGCGCTGGCGCGCTCGGCTCTGGCCAGGCGCGGCATCGGCCTGTACGGGTTCCGCATCGCTGAACCGCATCACGATGGATGCCCGCACTGGCACATGCTGGTATTCGTGCGCGCTCTGCCGGGCTACACCACGCCGCACGTCAAGGACGTGGCCAGCCGTGCTATCCGCATCATGAAGCGTTATGCCTGGCGCGTGGATCGCGGCGAGCCGGGTGCATTCAAGCGCCGCCTCGATGTGAAGCGCATCGACTGGTCAAAGGGAAGCGCTGCTGGCTACATCGCCAAATACGTGGCCAAGAACATCGATGGCGTGGCCGACCACAAGACCAAGGAAGGCTATGTGGTCACTACCGACACAGCCGGCGACTACGAACTGACGCCATCGGCCCGCGTGGAAGCCTGGGCCGCTCGCTGGGGCATTCGCCAGTTCCAGCAGTGGGGTGGCGCGCCTGTGAGCGTGTGGCGCGAGCTGCGCCGCGTTCCGGCAGAGATGGTGCAAGAGGCGCCACCGGCGATGGCCGCCGCCTGGGATGCCGTGCAGAAGATCGAGGGCGAGAAGCGCGCGTGCTGGGCCAGCTATCTGCGCGCCCAAGGCGGCGCCATCGTGAAGCGCGATGACCTGATGGTCACCCTGGCCAAGGAAACAAAGACCGTGACGGGCCGCTATGAAGAGTGTGAGCGGGTGATGCCCTATGGCGTGCAGTGCCGCCAAATGTCCGGGGTGGTCTTTAAATCGGTTCGGCATACATGGACGCCAGTTCAAGGGCACGACGCCCGCGCATCGGCGGGTTCGGGGTCCCCTTGGACTCGTGTAAATAACTGTACGCAGCCCGCCACGCCTGACTTTGCGGCGGATGTGTCCTTCGAGCCGAAGACATCACCAGTGCCGGTCATGTTCAAGCCCGACCAGGCCGCCCAGATCGATCATGCCTGGCTCGCCCTGGGCGCATGTCCCTGGCCTCGACCGGTGGTGGACGACATGCTGACATGGCCAGCCGTGACCGCCGTTGAGCAGCGCCGCGCACTGGCGGCCTGGGATGCCATCAAGGCGTGCCCCTGGCCACGCGTGGTGCCCGTGCCGGACAAGTCCCCGCGCCGCGGCACACCGCGCCAGGTCGCCGACTGGCGCGCCGGCCGGCTCGATGTGACCGAACTTCCGATTGATCTCAACCCAACGAAAGGGAACGCCCCATGACCGCGTTTCGTGTCGTCGTGCGCACTGCCAGCGCACGCCATTCCTACACCGCCATCGCAGCCCATAGCTGTGACGTGATCGCCGCCGCCGTCGATCGCTTTGGTGTGTGCTCTGTAACGGCCACCAAGGAGAAGAAGCAATGAATGCACCCGTGAAATTTGATGTGATCGCCACCACTAGCAAACCGCGTGACTTCGTGATGCAGCCCCCGCGCCCCCTGGATCGCATCACCTTCAACACGCCCGACGATGGCGTACTTGCTGGCTATGTGTCGGTCATTCGTCAGCACTTGGGCAACGGTCAGCGATTTGCCTGGGTAGAGCTGGACAACGAACTGGCCGGCCAATTCCGGGGTGTACCGCTGGTCGACGTCATCAGTTGCGACGACGAAGGAATAGTGCGCCGCAATGCACCTTCTTGCGCCGAATCGCGCCGCCTTTGTTTGGCCGACTACAGCGGACTCCTTGATAGCGCGAAGCCGAGTCCTGGCAGGGCCTTGATGGGGGCCTAATGTCGGGTGCCTACTACAACGAAATCGAACCGTTCGCTGCTGCATGGCTGCGCGAGCTTATCAAGGGTGGCCACATCGCCGCCGGCGAAGTGGATACGAGGAGCATTGAGGATGTACGACCTGACGACCTTCGAGGATTCGAGCAGTGCCATTTCTTCGCCGGAATCGGCGGCTGGTCTCTCGCACTTCGCCGCGCCGGCTGGCCAGATGATCGACCTATTTGGACTGGTTCCTGTCCGTGCCAACCTTTCTCCTCGGCAGGCCAGGGAGCTGGATTTAATGACGAGCGGCACCTGTGGCCGGCCTTCCATTGGCTCATCCAAGAGCACCGTCCTGCAGTTGTCGCTGGAGAGCAAGTTGCGAGCAAGGACGCAGACACTTGGCTCGACCTTGTACAAGATGACCTGGAAGCCTTGGGATATGCCTTCGGGGCGGTCGCGTTCCCGTCTGCGGGCGTCGGTGCTCCGCACATCCGAGACCGCACGTACTGGATGGCCTACGCCAGCAGCGCACGATCATTCCGGGGGCGGCAGCTGGAAGGTGGCTATGCAGAAGATCAATGGGGAAAAGAGACCGAGCGGCAACGGTGTGCATTCGGGTCTGAAGGACTTCGCGCACCTGGCCGGCTGGCCCAGTACGACCGCCACGGATGTGGTGCGCCAGCCGTCACAGGACTTCACAACGCCGAACATCACGCTAAATCATGCTGCGGTGCTGGCAGGCTGGCCAACACCGGCAGCGAGGGACTGGAAAAGCGGCAGCGACACCCCGGAGAACCGAGCAGCCCGCAAGGCGGGGGGAATGCTGATGCAAGAAGCCGTTCAGCTTTGCGCCGTGGGGAGCCCAACGAGCAAGTCATCATTGACGCCGACACTGGCTTCGCAACCGGCCCGACTAACGGCCTCTGGCGAACTGCTGATTGGATCCTCTGCCGGGATGGAAAGTGGCGGCCAGTTGAACCCGGCACATTCCCGCTGGCTCATGGGGTACCCGCCCGAGTGGGACGACTGCGCGGTTATGGCAATGCAATCAATGCCGAACAAGCGGCGATCTTCATTGAAGTGATGCGGGAACTGTTATGAGAGTAGATCAAATGATTCTGAATTTTGGCGAGTTATACGAGCAAACAGATATCCGACTCAACGATGCCACCATCGACTCACCAAGACTACGCTCGACCGACAGTCACAATCTGATCAACAGGTGGGGAATACATGCTCGCGATTAAAAATCCGACTGCCTGGGGCCAGCTTCTACGAATGCTGGCAGAGCAGGTGGCAAACGAAGTTCTGCAGCAGGCGCCGGAATTATCCGGCGATGATGAAACCGAAAAAGCACTCTATATACAGCACCATGAAAGCAGCGATCTACGCACGCTATAGCACCGACAAGCAGCGCGAGGCCTCCATCGAGGACCAATTCACCATCTGCGCCCGGCGCGCCGAGCGTGAAGATCTCGACGTGGCCCAGCGCTACAGCGATGACGGGGTATCCGGCTCCACGCCGGTAGCCCGCCGCGCTGGCGGCGCGCGGCTGCTCATGGATGCGTTCAATGGTCGTTTCGATGTGCTGATCGTGGAAGGCCTGGACCGTCTGTCGCGTGACCAGGTCGAGCAAGAGCAACTGGTGCGCCGCCTGGAGCATCGCGGCATCGTCATCATCGGCGTGGCCGACAGCTACGACAGCCGCATGGGTGGCCGCAAGATCATGCGCGGCGTGCGCGGGCTCATCAATGAGATGTTCCTCGATGACCTGCGCCACAAGACGCACCGCGGCCAGGCCGGCCAGGTCGAACGCGGCTATGCCGCTGGCGGCAAGTCCTACGGCTATGACGTCGTGCGCGACCACCTCGGCAGCAAGTATCAGGTCAACGATGTTCAGGCCGGCTGGGTGCGCTGGATCTTCGGGCGCTATGCCGAAGGCTGGAGCGTGCAGCGCATCGCCCATGAGCTCAACGCCCGGAAAGTCCCCTCCCCGCGCGCCAGCACCTGGGTGGTATCGGCCATCTACGGCTCGCCCAACAAAGGCAGCGGCATTCTCAACAACTGCCTGTATCAGGGTCTGTATATATGGAACCGCTCGCAGTGGGTGAAAGATCCAGACACCGGCAAGCGGCAACGAGTGGACCGACCGCGCGAGGATTGGAGAGAAATTCAGGTGCCTGAGCTACGCATCGTCGATGAAGATCTGTGGCAGACCGTGCGCAAGCGGATCGATGGCCGGCTGCCTGGCCGCAAACAGGGGGCGCCGGTACGGACCTTGTTTGGCGGCCTGATGGCCTGCCCGTATTGTGGCGGGGCCATTGTGGCCATCAATTCCAGGCTGTACGGCTGCGCCAACAGAAAGGATCGCGGGCCAACGGTCTGCAAGGGCATTCACTTCAAGCGGGAGACCGCGGACAAGAACCTGCTGGAGACCTTGCGCGATGAGCTGCTCTCCCCTGCCGCACAGGAACAGTTGCGACGCCAGGTGCTGGCCATCCTGGCAGAGCGCCAGCGCAACAGTATGGCCGAGGGCGTGGCAGCGGCCGGCCGGCGCAAGGAGCTGGACGGGGAAATTCAGCGCCTGGTGGATGCCATTGCCAACATCGGCGCCTCCCAAGCACTGGCGGATCGGCTGCGAGCGGCCGAGGCCGAGCGTGGCCAACTGGCGGCGAGCAAGCCAAAGGCCGGCAGTGACGGACCGTCTGCAGCAGAAATCGGGGAAAGGATCGGGAAGACGCTGGCCAACCTAGAAAGCGCCTTGGCCGCTGACGTGCAGCAGGCGCGCATTTTGGTGGCCGAGCTCTATGGGAAGATCGATGTCGTCGCCGAGGGCGAGAATATCTACGCTGAATACAACAATGCCGCTGAGAAACTATTACTAGCTTCTAGCGGCATGTCTCTAAAACTGGTTGCGGGGGCAGGATTTGAACCTACGACCTTCGGGTTATGA